GATATTATAAATTATTTAGTACCTACACACATAACTGTATCAAGTGGACAAACTGTAAACCTTTCGGATAGTCAGTATGCTAATATTAAACTCGTTAAATTAACTTGGAGTGGTTCAAGTGGTAATATGACTTTAAACCTACCAAGTGCATCGGACAACACAAATAGAGCAATTAGATTTATTTCTAATGGTGGTTTTAACACAAACACAAGGGTTTATTTAACACCAAGCGGTGGCGATACATTAGATGGCTCAACAAACTACTATGAGATTAATAAGGAATACGAGGGTATATATGTTTGGAGTGATGGTAGTGAGTGGTTTATTATCCAGAAAAAAGCTTAAAAATGCAAATTAATTTTTTAACACTTATATATTAATATGAACACGAACGATATGATCGAGAAAATCAAAGATGTTCTTAACTTATCCACAGAGATTAAGTTGGAACAACAGACTTTAGAAAACGGTGCTGTTTTGGAAGCAGAAGCTTTTGAAGCTGGTAAAGAAGTATTTATTGTTACTGAAGATGAAAAAGTAGCAGTGCCTATTGGAGAGTATGAGCTTGAAGATGGTAGAATGCTTATAGTAGCAGAAGAAGGTCTTATTGCTGAAATCAAAGAAGCTGGAGAAGAAGCTCCAGAAGAAGAAGTTGAAGCAACAGAAGATGTAGTCCTGGAAGAAGAAAAAGAAGAAATGGGATACGCTACTAAAGAGGAACTTGCAGAAGTAAAAGAAATGATTGAAGAAATCAAAGCAATGCTTGAGCCAAAAGAAGAGATGAGTGCTGATGATCTTGGAAATCTTATGACAGAGGAACTTGCAAAACATGAAAAAGTTGAGTTGAGTGAATCTTTAGAAGATCTTGAAGCTGAACTTAACAAGCCAGCAGCCGAGCCAATCAAAGCAAATCCAGAAGCTAAAGAAAACAAAACAAATTTCAAGTTTGCAACAAAAAGAAAAATGAGCACACTTGACAGAGTAATGAATAAAATTATAAACAACTAAAACTAAAATAAAATGCCAAATCCAACAATTACTGGTTCCTCGTATGCTGGGGAGTTCGCGGGTAAGTATCTCGGTGCTGCCTTACTATCTGCTTCAACATTAGATGCTGGAGCTGTATCAATCTTGCCAAACATTAAGTACAAAGCTGCAATGAAAGTGGGAACTTTCGCAAACTTGGTGCGTTCAGCAGATTGTGACTTTGATTCAACTACTTCAACTCTTACATTAACAGAGAAAGTGTTAACACCAACTGAATTGCAAGTAAACTTACAAATCTGTAAGAAAGAATTACATGCAGATTGGGAAGCTGCTCAAATGGGTTTTTCTGCTTTTGATAGCTTACCTCCATTATTTTCTGACTATGTAATCTCAAGAGTTGCTGCTGAAGTTGCTAACGCTACTGAAACTTCAATCTGGCAAGGGTCTGCTGGTGAAGGAAACTTTGATGGTTTTGAAACTATCCTTACTGCTGATGGTGGTGCTGATGTTACTGCTATTGCAGTAGATAGCTCTAATGTAATTGCTCAATTAGGTGCAGTTGTAGATGCAGCAAACGCTGCTATTTTAGGTAAAGAAGATTTAACTCTTTACGTTTCTACAAACATTGCAAGAGCTTACATCCGAGCTTTAGGTGGATTCGCTGCTAACGTCGGAGCAAATGGTGTTGATAATAAAGGAACTACTTGGTACAACGGAGGTCAATTGACTTTTGAAGGAATCAATATCTTTGTAGCTCAAGGATTAGCTGACAACACTGCTGTTTTAGCTCAAAAATCTAACTTGTTTTTCGGTACTGGATTGTTAAATGACAGAAACGAAGTGAAGGTTATTGACATGAGTGACATCGATGGAAGTCAAAACGTAAGAGTAGTAATGCGATACACTGCTGGTGTTCAGTATGGTGTTCGTGGAGATATTGTTCTTTACGCTTAATAAATTAATTAATCAACGTAGAAAGGGGTGGGGAATATCCCTACCCTTTTTTATTTTAAAAAACTAAAAATATGGCATGTGCAGTAACAAGCGGTCGTTCTTTACCTTGTAAGAATAGCGTTGGAGGTCTTAAGACAATTTACATTCTTGACTTTGACCCAACGATTGCTGCTCTTTCTGATACATCTGGAACAATTGATTTATCAACTGGAGGAGATTTCTTCAAGTTCGATATCAAAGGTAACAGTTCTTTGGAAACAGCAGTGAACAGTTCTCGTGAGAATGGAACGACTTTTTATGAAACAACTTTAAATATTACTTTTACTTTCCTTGATGTAGCAACGCAAGAGCAAATCAAACTTTTGAATGCTGGTAGAGCTCATTATGTAGTAGAAGATTACAATGGAAACCAACTGTTAATCGGACATAAGAACGGTGCAGAAATTACTGGTGGTACAATCGTAAGCGGTGCAGCAATGGGTGACCTTTCTGGGTTTACAATAGTTGCAACAGCTCAAGAAGTAGCTCCACCTTATTTTGTATCTAACTTGCAACAGTCTGCAACACAGATTGATCCAGACGCATAAATCTAAAGGGATTTAAAAAAATAAGGGTTATCTTTAGGGATAGCCCTTTTTTTATTACTTATCAATACAAAATATTTCTTTTTTGTTTATATATTAATATGAAGTTAATTGGAACAAATGGAAGTAAGTCTTTTAAGATAATTCCAAGAGAATACATTACTGGTAGCATCACTGTAAATTTAAGAAGTGAGAGCACTGGGTCAAACATAAGCATAACTCCAACAGCTTCAACTGTTAGGAATTATTCTATATTTACAGCAGAATTTGGAACGCTCACAGAAGGAGATTTCTATACGTTGGAAGTAAAGAATGGAAGCTCTGTTATATATAAAGACAGAGTATTTTGCACAGACCAAACAATTAATCAATCCAACAACGATTATTACTCTGTAAATAGTGGAGAGTATGTCCAGGAGGATAGTTATGACAACGATTACATAATATTATGAACGATTTAAGAGTAGTTAATTTGAGCACTTATACAAGTCCAGAGATTGTTGAGAAATCAAACAAAGACTGGGTTGCGTATGGAAGCGACAACAATTATTTTCAGTATCTAATTGATAGGTACAATGGAAGTCCAACAAACAACGCTATTATCAACGGAGTATCGGAGATGATATACGGAAAGGGATTAGATGCTTTAGATTCAAACAAAAAGCCAGAGCAATACGCAAAGATGATCACTTTATTTCACAAGGATTGTGTGCGTAAATTATGCTACGATTTAAAGCTTATGGGACAGTGCTCCATGCAAGTGATATACTCAAAAGACAGAAAAACTGTTGCAAGAGTAGAGCACATTCCAGTTGAGAACTTAAGAGCAGAGAAATGCAATGAGAAAGGAGAGATTGAAGCTTACTATTATTCAGATGATTGGAGCAAAGTTAAAAAAGTAGAGGATTGCACAAGAATACCAGCTTTTGGTTATTCTAAAGAAGCAATCGAGATTGTATATGTAAAACCATATAGAGCTGGATACAAATACTATTCTTCTCCAGATTATCAAGGTGGACTTCAATATGCAGAGCTTGAAGAGGAAATTTCAAACTATCATCTCAATAACATACTTAACGGACTGGCACCGAGTATGCTTATAAATTTTAACAATGGTACACCTAACGCCGAAGAGCGACAAATGTTAGAAAACCGTATTTATTCTAAATTTTCGGGTAGTTCCAACGCGGGTAAATTCATCCTGGCGTTTAACGACAACCCAGAGAGTGCTGCAACAATAGAGCCAATACAGTTAAGTGATGCTCACAATCAGTATCAGTTTTTATCAGACGAGAGTGGTAAGAAAATAATGGTAGCACACAGAATCGTTTCTCCAATGCTTTTGGGAATTAAAGACAGCACTGGACTTGGAAATAATGCAGAGGAACTAAAGACTGCTTCAACGCTAATGGATAACACTGTTATTAGACCATTTCAGACACTTTTAATAGACGCCTTTGACCAGATATTAGCTTATAATAATATAGCTCTTAAATTATACTTTAAAACGCTTCAACCACTTGAGTTTACTGACTTGGAGAACGTAGTTGATAAGGAAACAAGAGAAGAGGAAACTGGAGTTAAATTAAGCGTTGATTTTCCTAAAGAGATTGAGGGTGATATTGCTAACTCTTTGATTGAGCTTGGGGAAGATGAAGAGGAGCTTTTAAAAGACTTTGAAGTTATTGATGAGCGTGAGGTTAGCTATGAGCATGAAGAGGAGCTTGATGAGGTAATAACAGACCTTAATCAACCAAAGGAGAAAAGTTTACTTTCAAAGATATGGGAGTTTGTAAGCACTGGAAGTGCAAAGCCATACAGAGAGAGTGAGCAAGATGGAAAGAGTAAGCAATCAAGAGAAAAGGGAAATGAGTTTCTTGTAAGATATATGTACTCTCCTCAAACTGTAAAGCCAACATCAAGAGAATTTTGCAAAAAAATGGTTGCAGCAAAAAAAGTTTATAGAAAAGAAGACATCATTTCAATGGACACAAAGGTTGTAAATGCTGGCTTTGGAAAAGGTGGAAGTGATACTTATAGTATATGGCTTTATAAAGGCGGTGCTCGATGCAACCACAAATGGTTGAGAAAGACTTATGTGAGAAAAGATGGAGCTAAAGGACTTGGAGATGCAATAACAACAACAGAAGCCAGGAGAAGAGGTTTCAAACCAGAAGCAAACGCACAAGAAGTTCCAGTTGCTCCAAAGGATATGAAGTATAAAGGATACACAGCAGAGTATTGGAATAAAATGAAATTTAAAAACTAATGGCGACAGCACTATTTATAAGCAGAACAGATCTTGTTAAGAACAGTATTATTGATGGAAATACTGACACAGACAAGTTCATACAATTTATTAAAGTAGCACAGCAAGTTGAGATACAGAATCTTCTTGGTACTGATTTATACAATAAGATTAGTGCTGACATCATTGCAGATTCACTTTCTGGAGATTACCTTGATCTTGTAAACAATTATGTACAACCTACATTGATTTGGTTTGCTCAAATGACATACATTCCATTTGCTGCTTATCAAATTAAAAACGGTGGAGTATTTAAGCATTCAAGCGAAACCGCACAGAACGTTGATAAAAATGAAGTGGATTATTTAGTTGCGAAAGCAAGAGAATACGCTAACTATTATTCAACAAGATTAGTAGATTACTTGTGCTTTCATGACAATTTGTTTCCAGAGTACAATACAAACACAGATGAAGATATCAGTCCAGATACTGACACAACGTTTAAAGGTTGGGTTTTATGAGATATAAGGTAAAGAAAACAAACCTTACAAAGCTTCAAAAATATATTGAAGTAATAAAAAAAAGTAAGATCAACATGAAAGATAAGAATCATGACAAATCCTAAATTAGCATTAATACCAAGCGGATATAAGCAATCTCCCGCTACTGTATATTCTATTTTGCCGAATAATTCAGATGGCGACTTTGATTATGAACGTAATTGTAGCGCAACAAGAGTGCGTAAAGATGGTCTTATTGAAGAACTAATTTATAATACACCAAGATTAGATTGGTTAAATAGCAACTGTCCTTCGCTCTTACTTGAACCACAACGCACAAATTTACAAGCGTATAGCGAAAACTTTAGCGGTTTAGCTTGGACACCAGCTTTAGTAACTATAACCGCAAACAGTAGTATATCTCCAAACGGAGAATTAACTGCATATAAAATAGAATCTGACCAAACTAATTTTACTGCTGAATTAAGTGGGTTTTTGTCAATTACTTCAAACACAGAATACACTTATTCTATTTATGTAAAAGCAGACACAACAAGTATTTGTAGAATTGAATTGACTGATAATTTTAATAGTTCAGATTACTATTATGGGAGGGTTACGTTTGATATGTCTACAGAAACACT